AAATTTAGCGTAATATTACCGACCCTCAATGAAAATAAACATATAGTTGATCTTATCAATTCCATTAGCAATGTTTTCAAAAAAAAAAATTTGGTTTATGAAATTATTGTTGTGGATGATAATTCTGTAGATGGAACAATTGATACTGTTGAAAATATAAAAGATGGATATAATTTTTTACAATTAATTGTAAGAAAAAATCAAAAAAAAAATCTAGCACAATCAATTAACGATGGTATTAAGCAATCAAAGTATGAAAATATTATTTGGATGGATGCAGATTTTCAACATCCGCCTGTCCCTCTACAGGGCTCTCTTTTTGTTGTTGTTCTTGAAGAAACTGATTACCAGTATCTTCCAACGACTGAGAGGTTGTCTGTTCTTGCGAGGGAGGGGCATCTAATATACCACCGTTAACCTGAGTATCGAGAGCCTCGAAAAACCCTTCGCTACTCATTCCCACCGTACTTTCTGGGGCTCCGTTTGAGGGAGCGTTACCTACTTGTACATTTTTTTCCATAATATATCCTTTTTATGTTTACCGAATTTATTATTTTTCTTTGTTACTATCAAAGTCTTTTTTTGCATCTATCTTTGCTTTAGCTACAGCTGCTTTTACTTCTCTTGCAAGGTCTTTTTTAGCCATTTGCACTTCTCCTTGCATCATACCTCTAAGTAGTTTTTGCTGTGCTTCGGTATCAAGAACTTGTTTTTTCACTTGGGCTCCTGCTTCATTAACCTTCATCTTTATACCAGCTTGTACTAATTGTCTTTCAAGAGTTTCTATTGTACCCTCTTTATCTTTTATAGCATCTGTCATCTGTTCTAATTGTGATTGCAATTCAGAGTATAAGCTTTTTCTATTTATTAATTGTTTTTTATTTCTTATATCGGTTTCAGCTATCATTGCAATATCGTCAATCAATCCAGCTTGGAACCATCTAAAATATTCTTCTAATAATGCCCATCTATTAAGAGGTAATGTGGCCCCAGCCACTATTCTTACATCAAATCTAGATGATTCATAATCTGTCCACTTACCAATTGCCTGCCCGAAATCATTGAATATCGGAATATTAACTCTTACTTCTTTATCTTGGTCTGGTTCTTGACCTGCTTCAGGCTGGACTATTCTAAAAACTTTATCAATTGTATAATGCTTTTGAGCTATCATCTGAAAACATTTCCCCAAATGCTCAAGACACGGTTCTACTATTGTAGACATCCACGATTTTAATCTTCTAGTACCAAACTCATCATTAGCAAGCAATCCCCTATAAGTCTCAGCTTGTTGCTGGGTAAAACCCATCATCGCAGAAGGAACACCAGAAATATACTCCGCATCCGATTTACCTTCTTGAGTGATGCTATAAAAAGCATTGTTGATAGGAGCTGGCAATACAGGAGTTGGGGGTTGAAATCCTTGCCTATATTTCAATAAAGCACCTGGGCTTGATGAATATTGTTCCCATTCTGACTCATCAACAGAACCTTCTTCATATAACCACCTAAGATTAGAAGCTAAGTTTGCATTGTGAATCATGATTTGATGGGCTTTATTAATTTCTTGTTGTTTCCCAACCAAAGGCATTACTGCTGACATCGCATAGGGAGTACCAGTATACAAATATGGTATTGGGACTATAGGATATTCAGAAATTGGTAATTCATATTCATATAAGAATACATCATCTCCAACACTACATATTAACTTCACCCTCGTCTCATAGAAATCTACAAAGTCTACTACATTCTTTTTAAATTCATCACTTTTCATCATATTATCAAATTCTTCTTTTCGCATCACAACTTGTTCTACTCTAGACATTTCTCCTTGAGCGGCTGATGTTAATTCTTGCTGTTTCTCTGCAATCGCAGTTTCCATCATTTGCTGAGCCTTCTGAATTTCTAATTCAGCTCTCTCTGGTATGATTTCCCCAGCCTGCAAAGCTTGTTGTATTGATAATACTTTTTCTTGTAATTGTACTTCAGATTCTGCTTGAAATTCTTGTAATTGGACTTGGACAGATTGTTGTAATTGTTTTTCCTGGTCATCAGTCAAGGGGATACTAATAAAAGCATTTACATATGGAACTTTTATTTTACTATAATTTTCATAGTATGCAATAATCTGGTCGTCCTCACCTTTAGAGTCAAGGGTAAAACTTATATCTTCTGGTTGTACAATTTTAGAAGATTCTACATTTCTTTGTGAAAAATTAGATGAATATTCACTACTAGTTGTTTTATTTATCTTGGCTGCGTATTGTGGGAATAAATTCTTTAATTGAGTTTTAGATAGATTCTTTTTGACCATGATAAAAGCCGCATCTCTAAATAAGAAATCACGACTAGCTGGGTCTACAAAAACATCATAAGGGTCTATTCTACTAAAAACGACTTCCCCTTTCCCATGGTCTGCATCTTGGTCTACATCAACTAAAAAGTATCCTACTCCCTTTACTAATGAATCAAGAACAACCTGTCCATATATAGAATTACCATTAGATAAATGCCAACAGTAATCAGATATATCAGAATGGACTTGAGCTACATCTGTATCATCTCCAGTCGCTCCCACAGCTTTCCATCTTGGACTATTAGCAGTAACAAAATATTTCATTATTTCAATAATAGGTAAAATCCTATTAATTGTAAAAGAAGGCATCCCAGATTCTTCTAAAGACTTCTCTTCATCCATACTAAGTTGCTCATCAAGATAAAAATCATATCCTTTCTGACTTTTACTACGCCACTTAGACCTATCTGTACCATTTGCTCTATCCCATAATTGCTTATTAACGTGAGCTTTATTTTTTCTTCCTCTTTTTGCCATTATTTCATTAGCCTTTTTTCTAATTTACCAAGAATACTCTTATCTAAGTCAAATTGAAATTTAACTCCTTTTTCCCCTCCAATATTTGAAGCCCCTATTTTAAACTTTCCATATTTAGTAGGGAAAGATACTCCACTTCCACTTATCCCAATCCCTTTCCTACGAGCAGCTTCGTGTAATAACAATGCACCAGTAGAGGGAGCTGGGTATCTTTTTAAAGTATCAGCAGCTGTAGATGCTTGAGACATATAGCTCTCCCAAACAGATGAAGGCTCTGAACCAGATAAAGTTTCTGCAACATTCGCCCCAAATCCAAACATTCTACCATAAAGAGATTCTTGCCCAATTGGTGATTGCAATCTCAGATTAGATATACTCATTGGAGTATTTGATTGTTTATATGGGACTTTACTTTGTGGCATTATGCGACTACCCAGCTTTTAGCTCGTTTTTTAGGCTTATACCAGCCCTTTTTAGATTCATTTTTCTTCATATTAGGCGGAAATGCGTGTAATTGTGCATAATATAGGGTCTCAATTGTATCATCATGGGACATTTTAGGCCCAAAAGTAATGATTTCGTTAGTCAAATCAAACATATTTTCCTTAATAAATACATTTCCAGTACTGAATCTACCACTTAAACCACTATATATTCTATTTCTTTTGTTTTGACCACCAGGTTTTTCTGGGATTACTCCAATATTATACTTATTCTCTAACCTTCTTCTTTCATTCAACGCCTGGAAAATTGAACGGTTCATAGCCACATCTTCAACTGTACTTGATACACAATGATATTTTTCATGCAAACTCATAATATAATCGACTACACCAGTCTTTCCCATAATTTCCCCATTGTTGTCCCTTGAACCTACAGTCGGAATACTTCTATGTCTTTCATATTCTAATACATATAATTTATTATTGGGGTCAATAGCAATTACCATTATAACCGAGAAATCAGAAGTCTTAGTATCAATGTCTGTAGCAGGGTCGCAACCCAAAAATGTATTACAAGGAAGCTTGTCACCATCGATATGAATGTAATTAGTCCCATCCTCGTTTTCATAATACCCTTCCCAATGTTTTACATGCCTTCTGTTCCACACCGAATCTTCTTCAGATTGGACTTCCATCATATATTCTTGATAGAATTTTTGGGATTGGCCACTATCGTAATAAAACTTTTTCTTTTCCTCTAATTTCTCTTTTGAGAAAAATGATGGCCAAAGTGGAGTCCCGTCTGGTAAAATCGCTTTATAAGTTATTACCCTCCAAGAAAATTCCTTACCACCTTTTTTAGCTTTTTTATAATTATTAATGAGA